GTTAAAATTATTGCAAGAACAACAAGGTAAATTAAATGAAATGCTTAGAACAGTAGGTGTTCTTGAGATACAAAAAAGTAATGTATCAAAAGAAATTGAAGCTTTAAGTAAAGAAATTGATTCTACTAAAAAAGAATTAGAAGAAGAATACGGTCAAATTAATATCAACTTACAAGACGGATCGTATACTGATATTGAAAAAGAAGATGACAAATAATATTAGAAAGATTAGTATTGGATCAGACTACAAAAATGATGCTATGCATTATTCTGTAGGTCAAGAAGTATATGGTGGTCATGAAATATCGCATATTCTATTTGAAGATTCAGACAATTCTTATAATATACATATAAAGAAAAACAACGAGATATTGCCATGGAAAAAATTTAATTCTAACATGGCTATATCTGTTGAATACGACCTTAAATATTGATGAATAGTTTGTATGATTTTATAGTAGAACCATTAGGTGATACTTATGATAATAAAATAAAATTAGGCAATGTTGATATAATATTAAATACAAAAATAGAAAGTTATAAATTTGTTAATAATGTTGCTAAAGTGCTAGCAACACCTTTAGCTTATAAAACTTCTATAAAAAAAGGAGATTTAATATTAATACATCATAATGTGTTTAGAACTTTTTATGATATAAAAGGCGTTAAGAAAAAATCAAGATCTTATTTTAAAGATAATAAATATTTTTGTGCGTTAGATCAAATATATTTATACAAAACAAAGGACAAATGGAACTCTATAAATGATAGATGTTTTATACAACCTGTAAAAAGTAATAATAAATTTAAGGTTGAAAAAGAGCAAAGTCTTATTGGTATATTAAAAATAGGTAATAGCTCATTAGAAACGCTAGGAATTAACGAGGGAGATACCGTAGGTTATACACCTAATGGTGAGTATGACTTTATAGTTGATAATAAGCGTTTATATTGTATGAAATCAAATGATATTGTAATTAAGTATGGAAATCAAAAAAACCAAACAGAGTATAATCCTAGCTGGGCGAGTAGCAGTTGAAGAATTAATTAAAGTTGCTAAAGAACCTATTGTAGATGGAGAAGATGACATCACTGCTGATAGACTTAAAAATGCAGCAGCTACAAAAAAACTATGTATATTTGATGCTTTTGAAATTCTTACTAGAATACAAGAAGAGCAAGATATGCTAGATGAAAAACCTAAAGAAGTTAAAAAAGAAACTACATTTCGTGGTTTTGCTGAAGGAAGATCTAAATAATGTATACGCAAACTTTATATAAAGTATTACCTAATCATGTCAAACCTAAAGTTCTTAAACGAATGAATAGGTATAAAAAATGGGAATACGGGTATAATGATGATCACGATATGGTTGTTATATCTAAGACTGGGCAAATTGGAGAGGTTTATGAAATACAAAATCTTAAAATAGCTTTACCTAAACAAAACAATATTCATAAGTTTGATAGTGACAAATGGGAGCGAAAAGAATTACCTAAAGTATTAAAAAAAATAAAAACTGTTTTTGACTGGAGAGAATATCCAGATGATTTTAAAGAAAAATGGTACGACTATATTGACGAAGAATTTAAAAGACGTGAAGAAGGTTTTTGTTATATAAACAAAGGTAAACCTATATACATTACTGGTACTCATTATATGTATTTACAATGGTCAAAAATTGACGTTGGTAAACCAGATTTTAGAGAATCAAATAGATTATTTTTTATATTTTGGGCTGCATGTATAGCAGATCATAGATGTTACGGTATGTCATATCTTAAAAACAGACGTTCTGGATTTTCATTTATGGCTTCTGGCGAATGTGTTAATATGGCTACTATATCAACTGACGCGAGGTTTGGTATACTATCAAAATCAGGTGCTGATGCTAAAAAAATGTTTACAGACAAAGTAGTACCTATATCGGTTAATTATCCTTTCTTTTTTAAACCCATACAAGATGGTATGGATCGACCTAAAACAGAATTAGCTTATAGAGTGCCAGCTTCTAAATTTACAAGAAGAAGTATTGTATCTACTGAAAAAAACGAAGAGTTAGCAGGTCTTGATACAACTATTGATTGGAAAAACACTGGAGACAATGCTTATGACGGTGAAAAATTAAAACTACTAGTACATGATGAAAGTGGAAAGTGGGAAAGACCTAATAATATATTAAACAACTGGAGAGTTACTAAAACTACACTTAGGTTAGGTAGTAAAATTATTGGCAAATGCATGATGGGATCAACGTCAAATGCTTTAGACAAAGGAGGAGCTAATTTTAAAAAACTATACTATGATTCAGATGTTACAAAAAGAAACTCCAACGGACAGACTCGTTCAGGACTCTATTCTTTGTTCATACCTATGGAATGGAACTACGAAGGATACATTGATTCTTATGGCATACCTGTATTCGACACGCCAAAAATACCTTCCAAAGATCCACATGGAACGCAAATAAAAATAGGTGTAATAGAATATTGGCAAAATGAAGTTGATGGTTTAAAAGGTGATCAAGATGGTTTAAATGAATTTTATCGTCAATTCCCTAGAACAGAAGAGCATGCATTTAGAGATGAAGCAAAATCATCATTATTTAATTTAACTAAAATCTACGAGCAAATAGATTGGAACGCAGATTTAAAATTTAACAATAACATAACACAAGGTAATTTTCAATGGACAAACGGTATTAAAGATACTAATGTTATATTTGTGCCAAATAAAAGTGGTAGATTTTTTGTTTCTTGGATACCTTCAATTATATTACAAAATAAACTTATAATTAAACAAGGTAAAAAACATCCTGGCAATGAACATATGGGTGCTTTTGGTTGTGATAGTTATGATATATCAGGAACAGTAGATGGTAGAGGTTCTAACGGNTCTTTACATGGTTTGACTAAATTTTCAATGGAAAATCATCCTGCTAATCACTTTTTTTTAGAATATATATCAAGACCGCAAACTGCTGAGATATTTTTTGAAGATGTTTTGATGGCTTGTGTATTTTATGGCATGCCTTTGTTGTGTGAAAATAATAAACCTAGACTTTTGTATCATTTTAAAAGAAGAGGTTACAGAGGTTATTCAATGAATAGNCCTGATAAAATATATAATAAATTATCTGTTACAGAAAGAGAAATAGGTGGTATACCTAACTCTAGCGAAGATATTAAACAAGCTCACGCTGCAGCTATAGAATCTTATATAGATGAGCATATTGGTTTAAAACCTGATGGTAACTATGGAGACATGTGTTTTCAAAGAACATTAGAAGATTGGGCTAAATTTAATATAAATAACAGAACAACCCATGATGCCTCTATAAGCTCTGGTTTAGCTATAATGGCTTGTAACAAAAATAAATATAGACCTAATCCCATTGTTGAAAGAAAAGTTTATGACTTGGGTATTAAAAAGTTTAACAATAAAGGATCAATGTCAAAAATAATTGAATAAATGAATATATATACTAATTCTAATAGCGCCTTTCCTAGTCAGGTAGTACCAGCAGCGGAAAAGTCTTCTTGGGAATATGGATCACAAGTAGCTTCAGCTATTGAAACAGAGTGGTTTAATCAAGGTAGAACAAACGGTAATAGATTTGTTACAAGTTGGAATAATTACCACAACTTAAGACTATACGCTAGAGGAGAGCAATCTGTACAAAAATATAAAGATGAATTATCTATTAACGGTGATTTGTCTTATCTTAATTTAGACTGGAAACCAGTACCTGTTATTTCTAAGTTTGTAGATATAGTGGTTAATGGTATATCAAATAAAGATTTTGATATAAAAGCTTTTTCTCAAGACCCATATTCATTAAAGAAAAGAACTGATTACGCTACTAATTTAGCGAAAGATATGTATGCTAAAGACATGTTGGCTGAAGCTCAAAGCAAATTAGGTGCAAATTTTCAAAGTTCAACAGTTCCTTTAAATAAACTACCTGAGTCAAATGAAGAGTTAGAGTTACATATGCAACTTAGCTATAAGCAATCAGTAGAAATAGCAGAAGAAGAAGCTATAACAAATACTTTAGCTAAAAACAAATGGCAATTAACAAAACGTAGAATAAATCATGATTTAGTCGTTTGTGGTATTGCAGCTACAAAGACATCATTTAACAAAGCAAACGGTATAGTTGTAGACTATGTAGACCCGGCGCATATGATATATTCGTATACAGAAGATCCTAATTTTCAAGATATATATTACGTAGGTGAAGTTAAATCTTTAACTATACCAGAGCTTAAAAAAGAATTTCCAAATATACCGCCGGAAGAATTACAACGTATTCAAGAAATGCCTGGCAATAGACAATATGTTACTGGCTGGGGTAATTATGATAACAATACAGTTCAAATAATGTATTTTGAATATAAAACATATCATGATCAAGTTTTTAAATTAAAACAAACTGATAACGGGTTAGAAAAAATAATTCAAAAAACAGACACGTTTAATCCACCAGAAGCAGATACGTTTAAAAAAGTTTCAAGAAGTATTGAAGTTTTATACAGCGGAGTTAAAGTTTTAGGAACAAGCACAATGTTGAAATGGGAGTTAGCTCAAGACATGACTAGACCTATGGCAGACACAACTAAGGTGGAAATGAATTATGCTATTTGCGCGCCAAGAATGTATAAAGGTAGAATAGAATCTATAGTAAGTAAAATTACTGGTTTTGCAGATATGATACAGTTAACTCATTTAAAAATGCAACAAGTATTAGCAAGACTAGTTCCAGATGGTGTATTCTTAGACATGGATGGTTTAGCCGAGGTTGATTTAGGTAATGGCACAAACTATAATCCAGCGGAAGCATTGAACATGTATTTTCAAACTGGTTCGATAGTTGGTAGATCACTAACGCAAGATGGAGAATTAAATAGAGGTAAAGTGCCTATACAAGAATTATCTTCGTCATCAGGCGGTGCTAAATTACAAAGTCTTATACAGACGTATCAATATTATTTACAAATGATACGTGACGTAACCGGACTTAATGAAGCTAGAGATGGTAGTTTACCAGACAAAGACGCTTTAGTAGGCTTAGCTAAAATGGCCGCTAATCAATCTAATATAGCTACTAAACACATTAATCAAGCTAGTTTATATTTAGCTCTTAGAATATGCGAAAATATATCTCTAAAAATAGTAGATGTACTAAACTTTCCACTTACTCACTCAGCTTTGTTACAAAGCATATCGGTATATAATGCTAAAACACTTAGTGAAATAAGTAATTTAAATCTTCACGATTTTGGTATATACCTAGAATTAGAACCTGAAGAAGAAGAAAAACAAATGTTAGAGCAAAATATACAAATTGCTTTACAAGGAGGTGGTATTGATTTAGAAGATGCTATAGACATACGTCAGATAAAAAATATTAAATTAGCTAATCAACTTTTAAAGCAAAAACGTAAAAAGAAAATAAAAAGAGATCAAGCTCAACAACAACAAATTATAGCTGCGCAAGGAGAAGCTCAAACTAAAACTGCACAGGAAGTTGCCTTGGCGGAAACTCAAAAACAACAAGCTTTAACACAACAAAAAGTTAGCGTAGAGCAAGCTAAATCTCAATTTGAACTGCAAAGAATGCAAACAGAATTGCAAATAAAATCTCAGTTATTAGCTCAAGAATTTGAATACAACAAACAGTTGACTCAAATGAAAACAGGGCAACAAGATAATAAAGAGCAACAAATAGAAGATCGTAAAGATAAAAGAGTTAAATTACAAGGAACTCAACAAAGTCAATTAATAAACCAAAGACAAAACGATTCAGGTCCAGTAGATTTTGAAACTACAGGGGAAGATTTTTCTCAATTTGGACTTGACTAATTAATAATTATATAATATCATATCATGTCAGAAACAACAAATGAACCTGTTAAACAGGAAGGTGACTTTAAAATAAAGTCAAAAAAGAAAACACCTAAAAACTTAGGTAAAGCTAGTATTAACAATGTAACAAAAGTTGATTTATCTAAACCAGAAGCAACAGGAAAGGTAATTCCAGAAGTTGTAAAAGTTGATATACCAACGCTTAAAACAGAAGACAATGCCATTCGTATCGGAGAAACAGAGGAGATGGTTGTGGGCGAACAAACCGGAGATAGCGCTAAAATGGACCAACAAGTACCAGAGCCCGTCAAAATTTCTGAAGAAGCTTCACCAATCCAAGAAGTAACAAAAGAAGAAGTTAAACAAGTAACAAAAGAAATTAAAGAAGCGGTTAGAGATGAAAAAGTTTTAGGTAAACAATTACCTGAAAACATTGAAAAGCTAATTTCTTTTATGGAAGAAACAGGTGGAACAGTGCAAGACTATGTTTCGCTAAATAAAGATTATACATCTTTAAGTCCAACACAAGTACTTAAAGAATATTATACAAAAACAAAACCACACTTAGATCAAGAAGAAATTAATTTTCTAATGGAAGATAATTTTACTTTTGATGAAGACGTGGATGAAGCAAGGGAAATTCGTAAGAAAAAACTTGCTTTTAAAGAAGAGGTTGCAAATGCTAAAAACTTTTTAGAAAGTTCTAAGAGTAAATATTACGACGATATCAAGTTGAGACCGGGCGTAACTCAAGAACAACAAGAAGCAGTAAGCTTTTATGACCGCTACAAACAGCAGCAAGAAATTGCTACAAAATTACATGGTGATTTTAGAGACAATACTAAAAAATTATTTAACGATGAATTCAAAGGTTTTGATTTTAACGTTGGTGAAAAGAAATTTAGATATGGAATAAAAGATCCTAGTAAAGTTGGTGAAAATCAAACAGATGTACAAAACTTTGTTGGAAAATATTCCAATGACAAAGGTGAAATTGTAGATCCAGCTGGTTATCATAAAGCTATGTACGCTGCTATGAATGCTGATAAAATCGCTCATCATTTTTACGAGCAAGGAAAGGCTGATGGTGTTAAAGACATTATTACCTCTTCCAAAAACCCATCACAAGACGGACCTAGGCAAGTTGCCGATGGAAATGTTTTCATAAACGGATTAAAAGTAAAAGCTATTAGTGGATTAGATTCAACAAAATTGAAAATAAAAACAAGAAAATTTAACTAAAAAAAACAAAAATTATGGCTTTAAGTCCTCAGTTTGGGAGTATTATCCCATCTCAGTCACAACAAGCATTATCATCTAACTATTTAAACTTTGCTGGTGCAAATGGTGTGAATTTTTCACAACAATATTTACCAGAGCTTTATGAGCAAGAAGTAGAGAGATACGGTAACAGAACGTTATCAGGTTTCTTAAGAATGGTTGGAGCTGAAATGCCAATGACATCTGATCAAGTAATCTGGTCAGAACAAGAAAGATTACACATATCATACAACAACTGCGTCGTAGCAGGTGCTGGTGGTGCTGCTGCAACAATTACAATTCCTGTAACTGCTGCTAACGCTGCTGTACCAATTTTAAACGTTGTTTCTCCTTTATCAACAATAGTTGTAATGGATAACTTCGGTAACGAAGCAAAATGTTTAGTAACTGCTTCTGATACCCGCGCCGCTGGTG